ATAACGGTAGTGAGACAGAGCGCGTTCACCTCAACGAATTTCACGAATTATGTGAAGCTGAATTACACGCTGAACAGATCATTCAGGATTACGTTTTGGAGTATCAGCAAGAAACCAAGCGGCTAATGGGTGAAGTTCAACGAGTTACTGCCAGTCTCGCAATCACGCCACGCCGGGAACTTAACGACGGCGACGACACTGAGGCGCTTGTTCTACGCAGTAAGGGCGTCAACGTGAAGGACTACAAAAAGGCGCTCGTCAAAGCGAAGGAAAAGACTCTGCCCGATCTCTTTAGGCAGATCAGGCAGAACAATGAACACATGGGCGCATGGATGCAGGCCGCGCTCCTCCCGTTGGAAGCAGAGGTTGAAACACTCAAACCCGCGATTGAGTTGATTCAGGGGCGAATTTTTAACGTTGAACTCTACGCGGGCTTGGTCGAGCAGGTAAAAGAGATCAAGAAAGGCGAACCCGCGCCGATGTCTGAGCCGATTCACTTGTTCCAACGCCGCGCGTACATGGACGAGGAGTGCTTAGCTGAATACGAAACCGGCGGCATGGAGTTTAAGAATCTCGGAGCCTTCGACAAATGGCTAGTCGTGCCCGCAAACCTTAAACGCCTTTTGCCGCACCCGCGCTGCATTCTTGCCTTCCAAGTAAGACGCAAAGAAAAGAAGCGCGAGATTGCCAGCATTGATGACTTCATTCGGATGCTGTTTGCTCGCGAGCAAGACTATGACAAGCTGACATTTCTATACATGCGAAATGGCGAGCAGGTCTTTCGGTTGAATACCGGGATTGAGTTTGGCGCACAATTGTTCCCTGATAGCGAGCGGTCGAATCTTAACGGCACGGTATACGCCAAGCACGATTGGGGTAAAGTGGAGCGCGTTATTGGCGAGAGTGAGTATCAAGGGCTGATTGAAGATTATAAGACAGCACCACGCCGCTTTGGTTCGTGACCTGCGTGCCCGAAAGGTTCCCAAAGATAGCTGGTGGCTAGAGCCGGGGTTCAGTAGATTTAGCAATGGCCCGGATCCAAAGGATTACCACGGAAAATATATTCTGTGGTCGCCTGAAACTGTTTATTACGATGACATCTCTGAGTTCATTCAAGATCAGATCGACAAGCACAATCGCCTTGTTCTAGTGCTTCAGGGACTCTTGGATCGGTCGCCCACGTTTCACCCTCACCCACCATGGCAACTGTGGTCGCCAGAAGGATTCGGTCAGGCCATTCGACTGATCTATGACGATACTCGCGGACTTGTAAGCGGGGATGCGCCGGACTTTGAAGCCTATCGGGCGAAGCTTAACGAATCGCTGAAAGTCGGATCGATTACGGTTGGTCAGCATGACTATTGGCGGATGCTTGAAGCGGAAAAGTACAACAGAGCATGTCGCAATAATTGGAGAATTCAACACCACCGCGACATCTCGCGTTATTCGCCTCCGGGCAATGACGGCCCCGGCAAACTCGCCACGGTCAAGCAAATCTCGAAGAAGGGCTGCTCGTACTCATGGACAAAGGATCGCGAGCGTGAGACTTGGGGGCATAGTGGCCCAATCACGTGCCGTCTCACGGTGCCGACAGAAAAGGTGCTGAATGCAAGCGCATATCAGGCCGGAGACTTCCATATCTTCTTTGACGATCCGCGAACACGCGCTGATTATTTGCAGTGGGCGTGGCTACTACTAACAGCCGAAGAATGGCGCGCGGGAAATCGGAAGGTGCAAAAATGAAGAAACAGATCACCAAGAATCAGTATCACTGCAAATGTGAACGCTGCGGCTATGAGTGGGTTAGCCGCAAAGGCGTTCCGATGGTCTGTCCGAACAAACGCTGCCATAATCCACGATGGGACCAGAAGGCAGCATAACTATCTGCACTTTCCAGAATTTCCCAAAAAACCATTTCTGCACCTGCATGTCGGAGGTGAACCCGGTCGCTGTCCTGACGCACAGAACGGCAGTGGAGTCGTTGACGGGCTCGGTCGAGGCGTTGGCGTGGGAGTTGGTGGAACAGGCGTCGCAGTGGGCGTGGGAGTCGCAGGGGTCGGAGTACTCGTCGGCGCAACTGTTGGAGTCGGCGTCGCGCTCAATACGTGCAAAAACTGCATCGCTACGAATCCACTCCCCAGCCTCGTGCTGAATGTTACGGGACAATAGATATTGACACTGGTCGCGTCCTGCTCACAGGCCCCTGTCGTGACTCCCTGATCTGTAACCTCTGCGATGAATAGTTCCTTCGACGACTGCGATGGCTTTTCTCTTACATTTGCACGACTGACAATCCCGACACTGCTCCCGCTCGGAATCCCACCCGGCACAGTGGCGCTTGGACTCGCACTCGGCAATGGACTCGGACTAACCGTAACCGATGCAGTTGCAGTTGGACTTGGTTGCGACGGCCCATTCCCGGCTTGAGCAGCGAGTAGCTTGTCAATATCCGCTCCCGCATTCGCATAAGGCACGCGATAGTCGGAGGTGATCATCAGTGCGTCCACTGTTGTGTTCCCGCTCGGCCAAGGAGAGTAAGGATGTGCGATCACGTTCCCTGTCACTACCGCTCCCGGCGCATACTTGTCGAGCGCGGCTTGTCCACCTGTCCCGCCATCTCCAAATAACCCATACTGCTTCTCGTCATTCACGTTGTTGCGATAGATGAAGTTGGCTGATTGTTCTCCGTAGAGTGTCATCGTGTTACAACACGACTGGAGATCAGTGTTGTACTCGAAGGTGACGCTTAGGAATCCGTTCATCGTGATGAATGGTCCATTAATCTTATCAAACACGTTATTCGCAATCAGGGCTCCACTCCCGCGCTGCGAGGGCTTCTCATTATCACTCCCGAGGAAATTGAACACGCCATCGCAGTTCTTCACGAGGTTGTTCGTGACGACGTAGTTCTGAATCGTCGAGTAAGGCGCAGTGCCGTCCTGATTCCTCACTGTAGCAAGTAAGCATGGCCCACCCTGACCCTCGCCCGCCCAACTATTTTCCATCACATTCCCATCGATCGTGAATCCGATCACATTCTTCGCCTCGACGAGATTCTTAATCGTATACCCTTGTCCCTTCCATTCCAGTGGACGACGGATCATGTTTCGCCTCACTTCCACCAACCTCGGAATCATCGACTCCTGCGCTGGATCTGACCCACCCATCATCACGATCTCAGCCCCGGCTTCAAGGTAGTTGTTGGTGATGTAGGCGCGCAGTGTTCCATTCCACCCACATACGGCCTGAGTATCCATTCCCTTCGCCTTGATATTGTTCACCACGGAGTTCGTCACACCGCAATCTGCGCAGTTCAATGTCACCCCGCGCTGAGTCTCCTGATTGCCGTTCCCTTCCACCCAGCTTCGATCGAGGATGAGATGATGCGCCGTGAGATCAGGACTGGTTTGAACGTCTCTGCCGCCGCCGAACCTTATTAAGTCATAGACGAATACTGACTCACTCTGCGTCTTGATATGTAGCCCAATCAACTTGTAGTGATGGGCGGTGAGGGCGGTCTTGATCACTTGCTCAGCGTTCACTGTAGACTGCAACGTCGCAAGGAGCGGGGCCTGGGTCGCGGGATCGATGCGTACTCCTTCAGGTAATTCACTTGCACGTGTTGACTGGATAGTCGTATACCCGGTGCAGTCCTTCTTCGGTAGTGTCAGGTTAGCGTTGTATAGCTGCCCTGCGTCTACTTCAATCGTACTCTCACACGGAGCAGAGTTAATCGCCGCCTGCAAATCCTCGCCCGGTGCAACGTGAATCACGCTCGACGACAAGAACATGAAAGCGGCTAATGATGCAGCAGCCACCACTCCCGCCCCACCTGCGATGATTCCAGTTTGTTTAGAGATTGCCATAGAAAGAACCTTTCACATGAAGGGAAGTAAAAGTGGAGCCGAGCCAGTCTTCAGTGACCCGGCCCCGAATACAGGAGGAACATAGTGATCAAACGTCACCTGAGTGCAGTTTATCACGAAATTGTCAAGGAGTGGTGAGTAGTTCAGTAAATTCCCACGCGCATTCGACAATCATGTTGCCGGGCGTGGTAATGTCTCGATGGAAGCGCAACTCAAATGAGTCTGGGGCGACGCAGAATCTCAGCCATGAGATTTTCGCAATGTTCGCACTGACAGATGAACTCAACGTAATATTCTCAGTTCCGTTCCCATTATCCACAACTGCGGTGATGCGGCGATTCGCCACAGTGCCGTCAGTAAAAGTGATTTGTATGTCGCGTCGTGCATAGTGGAGATTGTAGAAAGCGTAACCGGACGCGATTCGCAGGACTGTGCCACTTACTGAGGCGAGGAAAGTGAGATCGTTCTCCTTGGTCGGAACCCACACGGGGTTTTGCCTACCTTGACGTGCCTCTAACCACCCATAGAACTCGCTCAATGTTTCACGTGAAACCATCAGTACTCGCACGGGGATCGTCGATGAAGTTGCAGTGTCCAATCCGCGAAAGTAGTCATTTCCGGTGAGATTTCCGGTTCCCAGTTGACGCTGACGAATGGCGTATTGCGATTGTTCAAGGATGTCGAATCGGGCAGAGTCGAGGGAGAAGACTTCCACTGCTGGCTTGAGCACATTGGGCTGGTAGGTAGAGACAGGAGCGTAGGTAGTAATTCGCCTCGAACTCAACTCAGTGTCGAGAATCTCGAAAGTGAGCGTTCCTGTCTCACGATCGATTACATACGACTCTAATTGCGACTCATCGTTTGGTAAGTGCGCGAGTCGAGCCGGAGCGATGAGCCCATTTGTAACCGTCGCAGTTACAGACGACGAGATTCCCAGTTGCGGGTCAGTGCGCGAAGTAATGCGAAAGAATTGAAATGTCGATGGATCGTAAGGATCACTTGCAATTGTGCAGTAGGAGCCGATCTCGAAGTCTCGCAAGGTCGTATCGCAATCGAGAGTCGTGTCGCTGATGCTAGCTGTCGTAGTAAGAGGTGTCCAGTCAGTCCAGATCGGCAACTTGAACACTTGCGCGGGTTGGAAGAGAGTACGCTGGAATGCTGCGCGAGCTAATGCACTCGTCAGAGTGATCGCGTACTCCAATGCTCGTCTTGGCCCATGCGGACGTGCGTTCACTCGCTGCTCGTAGTCGGGCTCAGATCGATTCCCGTGAGTCCTGTAGCTAAGATGCTCAGTAATCACTCGCTCACTTCCACTGATCGGCTCAGTCCAGTTGTGGGCGAAGGCGAAGTCAACTGGTTCCGGTGCGTCGGTGTCGAGGATGAGTTGAACGCGCACGGTGATTGTTGCGCTACTGAGTAATCGATTAATCGCCGCTTCGTAGTTCTCCTTTACCTCAGTCGCATTCAATGCTGGCGAGCAGATCGAAGCTTCATCAATTCCCGCGCTAATGAACAAATCCTGATTTCCCGCACTCCCGAAGAACCATGCGGGTGATCCTCCTACGCTAATATCCCCTAGAGCGACATCTGTCCGCGTCGCCACTAGTACCCCGTTCACGTACAGTCGCATCACATTCCCGTTGCGCGTGCCGACAATGTGATACCAACGATTCGCAACGGCCTGCTCTTGAGTTAGTTCGTAATCCGTGCCGCTGACAGAGAGGGTGAACCTCACTCCACCACCGCCCGGATTGATTGCGATCCAGTTCCCGCCGCTCAGTCCAATCTGCCCGTTGCGGGTGACGAGATGCGAGACTTGCGTAGGTGGCAGGAGATAGCCGAACACTTCGATCGAGAAGTTGTCGCGCACGTCAGCTTGCGGCGCATCTGCAATCAATGTCTTCCCAACTGAGCCGCTCATCGCGAGTGAGGAAGGATCAGTCTCAACTGGAGAGGCTATCCCAAACGTCGGTGCATAGATCGTCCCATGTGTCGCGAACGTCGACGTATCGTGCAGCACCGTCCCACTCGCCTCATCCATGCGATGGAAGAGTTTGAGTCCGCCCCGGCTAAGTACAGTGTCCTCGTATGAAAGTGGCATTAGATTAAAGTGATTGAAATCCCGCAGTCGTTTCCGAGATAAGTGTGCAAGTCGTTTAATTCTGCATCGGTCAAACTCGCGGTGAAATGCAGGAAGTGGCGCAGATCGCCATTGTAGAAGTCGTCTCCTGCTGCGTTTCCATTTGCTCCGAGTTCATTGATGTCACGTCCAGCAAAATCAAGAGAAGCGTCAACTGCTATTGAGAACGCTGCTGCTCCATCGATATAGCCGACTGCGTTCCCGGTGTTATCTGTGCGTCTCAAGGTCAGGATATGGAAGCCTGAAGTAGACGCCGCAAAAGTCGCTCGCTCGCTGTTGCTGTTGTAATACTCGAATGATAACCCGCCGAAACCAGAGATGAACGCTGGAATTCCCCCGCCTCCGCTGCCGCCAAAGATATAGGAGCTACCTGAACTCGTAGGCGTACAGACGAGGATGATTGTGTTAGCTGCGGTCAGTGTGATGGCAGTGGGATCGGGAGTTAGCTTGTCGTCGGTTGCGAATCTCACAACTGGCTTGTTCCCGTTGACGATGTTCTCCTTGTAAGTCGGCTGATTCGTCCCTGTATTCTGGCCGTAATTCTTCGTCCCGGTGTAGAGCCAATCAACGACAGGATCTCCATCGCTCAATGCGAGCGTGCTAGCGTTGAGCCAGTAGTTGAGAGAAGCGATGTCAGTTGGTGAGAAGTCGAGTGATGCAGTAGCACTATCTGCGAGATTGTTAACTGAATCGCTCAGACTAAGCGCTGTCGCAGATCTGAGTTGTACGCTGATTGCGTCGCTCAAATTAAGACTATCTGAGAATGACGACGTTTGCGTCACTGCAACGAGCTTGTTCAGTGCGTCACTCAGTCCACCGAGACT